GACAACCTTGACTTTGCTGAATTCGGCAAGTACTTGACTGCCGCCCCTTTCAAGCAACTTGTTCAGGCTGCCATCGACAGGGCCACGATACTGTGCTCACAGCTGCGCCTAGCCGCGCCAAATGCAGAAATCGTCTGGATTGCCGGAAACCACGAAGCGCGACTAGCTCGGTACATACAGGCCAATGCAGAGGCGTCTTTTGGAATCACTCGTGGCAAGACCGATGGGTACAGAGATGGATGGCCAGTAATGTCGGTCCCATTTTTGTGCAGAATGGACGAATTTGATATAAAGTACCTACCAGGGTACCCAGAGTCAGCTCACTACATAAACTCAAATATCATGGTTGTTCATGGAGATAGAGTTGTTTCAAATAACTCAACAACCAAGAAGTACCTTGACAATGAGAGAATCTCAGTGATATACGGACACATTCACCGTAACGAGTACGCCTACAGAACAAGAAGAACAGACAAAGGCCCTCGGACCATAATGGCAGCGAGCCCTGGATGCCTATGCCGCATTGACGGCGCTGTTCCATCTGTTAAGTCTGGAATGGATGAATTTGGTCGCCCAATCCTTCAAGGTGCAGAAAACTGGCAACAAGGACTGGGAGTAGTTATGTACCAGCCTGCCGGCGTTGGCGAAGAGTGGTTTAACTACGAACCAATGTGGATCTACCAAGGCAGAGGGATATTCCGAGGAAAAGAATACCTTGCGGTATAGCAGGTGTCGAAATGCCTTCAGAAGAAGAAATTCTTACAGACCTGGAAATTTTGCAGGAATCTGGACTTATTGAGGTTCAAGGGATAGACGAAAAAGGCAATTGGATTTACCGTCTTTCAGAACTTGGTAAATTTGTTGTCGGGGAAGTCCAGTACAACTTAGATAAAATAAAGGAACTTAAGAGAATCTTGCCTATGTTTGATGACGAAATAAAGAGAAAAAACTAAAGATATACAAATCTGGAGGACTATCAGTGACAACGATCATCGGAATACAGGGTGATGGTTTCTGCCTAGTTGCCGCCGACTCACGTATATCAGAGATAGAGGGAGAAAAGGGTCTCGTCTCTCAGTTCTTTAGTTTAAGAGAATCAAACAGCAAGCTGGCAACAAATGGCCGCTACATAGTTGGAGCAGCAGGCGACCTTAGGGCTATCAACATACTTCATCACGCTTTCCAGCCTCCTCCAGCGCCACCTTCTATGCGTGGAAAGAAGCTCGATCACTTTGTTACGGTTAAGTTCATACCGGCTTTAAGAGAATGCTTCGAGGAGCAGGGCTACGCCACCCCTGACAAAGACGAAAAGAAGCATATGGCTGAACATGCCTCGACTGTCATCATGGCAATCAATGGAGTCATTTACATTATTGATAGCGATTACTCCTGGATATCAGATACCAGTGGACTATTTGCCATAGGAAGTGGTTCACAGTTCGCCTTGGGTGCAATGCATGCAATAATGCCTAAGGGCAAAATAACCCTACCGACTGCACGTAAGGTTGCTTTGAAAGCAATTGCTACAGCAGCAAGGTTCGACCCATATACAGGCGCCCCATATCAAACCATAGTTCAAGAAGTCGATAAACCAATTGGCCCACAAACCAAAAAATAACAATCGTTATCTACGCCTAAAAGCTAATTTGTAATTGTTTATGGCACCAATTGTGGCTTATGTGTTGTTTGTAGTGGCTAAAAAGCACCAAACACAACTTCAAATCGTCCAACAAATCTCATTAACATCTTGAATATGGCCATGATATACACAATAAACCACAAACAGATCAATAATGTACCCTGCTTTACAACAAGAAGAGAGGAGCCGGCATGAACTGGATAAATTTATCCTTTATGAAGACTACTGTTATAGATGACGCCCTATCTGCAGAGATGTGCGAAGAGATACTTGCATCAAGCGAGTTCTTCCCAGAAAGCATGGGTGGATCGGCGCGAATAGCCGAGGAGATTAACTCTTACCACTACAAGACGGATGAGCAGCAGTGCACTTTTGCTCCGTTTATGTTCTGGGATGGCTGGCTAAAGTCGCCGGCTAATACCCCCAGAAAACGAGCAATCAAGGAAATATGGGAAGAAAGACTGCCTTTCCCAGTAGAAGAGCTTTGCGGCATTGAATACTGGACAAGAACCTATACCCCTGGCCAATTCCTTGCCCCACATGTAGATGAAGATACATTTATGTACGAAAAAACCAAAGTATTCGCCGGCCCTTATACTGGCTCTATTTACTATGGCCCACAGGAATCAAAGGTCGAATCAGGAGAGTTGGAGATATATCCAATAGTCCTGACAGATGGGGAAGTTAACGTCCTTGAAGCTGAAATACTAGGCAAGCGCCTTTCATCTGTTACGGAAAAAGAGCTTGTTCAATATAAGCCGAATAGATTAATAATAATGGACGCCGGACATCAAATTCACGGAACTGTACCAGCGATTAGTGGAATACGCTATGTAATGGTAACAAACGTATGGCATGTCTCTAAACCGCCTACAGCCTTAAAACTCAACTCTTTTTATTATGAATAGTTTAATAAAACCACTAGACAGACACAGCCCTTGTATGTGTAGTAATAATAAGGGTGACATAAAAAATGTGTCTTTTTCGAGGTTTTACATATGGTTGCCGACAATCCCAAACCACAACAAAAATTGCCCAATAAAAGTGACAAACCTTTACCTTTAATTGATATACCTAAAAAAGATTGGTTTGGCAGTGCTGCGTGCAAAGGCAAAACAAAACTTATGTTCCCCAAACAACATAAGGACATTACATACATAGCTCAAGCCAGGGCTATCTGTAAATCATGCCCAGTAAAAGCTCAATGCTTAGAGTACGCATTAGAGTTCCCAGCAGCAGATATGCATGGAGTGTGGGCTGGGTTGACAAGTCGACAACTAGCATCAGAACAAAGAAGAAGAAAGATAAAAGCTGTTAGACCGACACTCGCACAAATGTGGGGGAATAAATGATTGCCGTTTCTATAGTCTTAATGCTGTTGATACTGGCGATGGTTATTCTCCAATAGAAGTTCCCAACCACAGCAGAATCAGCAAATACGAATTGCCGGCTGTAACAGTAACTAAAAAGAGTTAAAAAACCAAAAAAGCTTGCGCCGGCGGGGTCTTTTCATTTTTTTCGTTTTTTTGCTATTACAAATTACAAAATGCGCAGATTACAGGTCTCACAAAAGTGCATACTGTTTAATTGGGTAATTTTTTTGGTGCAATCTTTCTGACCGCAGGGCTGGAGTATAGTCTCTCCGCGCATATATGCAACTATTGTCTCTTCTGTGGTGGGAATAGAGAACTGCGCAGGGCCGGCACTGGGGATATTCTTCTCATTTCGAATGAAATCCCATATGGCATACAGCACTACATCGTTTACTGGGATGTCTTTCTTGCGCGCATAGTCAATAATTTCGTTTTTTTGCTTACCCTTTATCCGGATGTTGAGGGTAACGAACGAATCTACATGCCTGGTCTTTGAAGCTTTACGCCCCATCGCGCTCTACCAATGCCCGAATGTAATCGGTCAGGGTGAGGTCGACGGCGTTTGCCTGATTAATTAGCTGTTCTTTGAATTCTTTTGTTACGCGCAGCGTCATCGTCACGAACGGCTTAGTGGGGATGGTGGCTGGTCTTCCCGGGTTTCTCTTCATGCATGAGAGACTACTTCAGAATGAATACATTCGATGCAAGTGCTATAGCTGTTATTAAGCATAATATAATTAGGTAATTAAATTTACTAAATGTAATTACCCAAATAGAAATGGATGCTGCAATTAGGCACATTATTTTTACTATATTAATCATTGGTAATTTTTGTGTTGTCTGGGATGTGGTAGTGGATGGCGCTGAGCTCTTGCACTACATGATCGTACACCCTGATGAACATGTCTCTGTCCCCATTGGTATGGAGGCCATACGCGCCAGGACCTAGGTTCTTTAAGGTGAGGGATAGGGCTTCGGAGATCTCCAGCGTTGGGAACTGCCCAGAGTTGATCTCATGGGATACGGTAAGTAATTTGCCCCAAGCAACATAGGGGTCATCGAATTGGGTCATTCCAATACGGCTATTTATTGCAGAACGACGTACGTCTCCTGGTCTTGGGAGGAAGACTGATTTGATAGATAGGTCGAGTATAGCTCTACGCGCTTCCTCGTACTCTATGTCGTGCAGCACATCGAACCATGCCCTGTACACAGCCTTCTCGCGCTCTTCCTCCACCGGTAGTGAAGAGTTGAACGTAGCGTATGCCTGGTCGACGATGTTGGCCAGCTCTTTCTTATTCATTTATCCATGAGTCCCTGCTTGACTTCTTCTTGCCGGCGTCATGATACTCCAAGAACATCTCAACATGTTTTGCATCCTGGAATATCAAAGAGATGTCATTGTAGGTTTTATTGCTTGGGTTCTTGCCCATATGCCAGTCTGACAGAACACATCCATCTATGGCCTGCCGGCACGCCTCTAAGCCGTAGCTAGAGATTGCCCAGCCTATGCGCTGTTCTCTCTTGGCGTCTAGGATTGGCCGGCTCTTCCCCATTACATCTTTCCAGTATTGGAAGATCTCTCTCTTTAGGTCTAGAGATATTGAAGAACTCGATTTACTTTGCTCTGCCGTATGAGAGCTTACTGAACCTTTTTTTCTGCCCATCTTTACGACACTACACGAAGTCTTCCCCCACCGTCAAGGGGATCCCGTAAAAGGAAAAACAAAAACGCAAAATATTTTTCCGAAATAATCACTTACGAGAACTATCGTTTTGTTTTAATAAACAAGAGTTATCATTAACAACTTAAACTACGTAAATAAAATACGTAACTAGAAATATTATATTAAGATACATTTTGAGGGGGGTCTGGGGGGAACTTTAATTTAATTATATTTTTCCGCGCAGGAAAAACTAGACCCTCGATTTTGTCGCGGCCTTAATTAAATTTTGTTTCCAACTTTTTTGACGTCATTGTTGGTCTGCACTTTCGCGCAGCTCCCCCTATTGGGTTCGGTGGAAAAGCTACCATAGTCTTCCGCCACCGTCAATCTTATCTATGGGATTTTTTGTCAGGCCGGCGATAAATTTTTTTTTTGGTTTTTTTGCGGCTGTAAGTTGAATTAACTATAGACCGGTGTGATAATCTAGCGGGGCTCCCTTAGTGGTTTCCCCTTTCACCACTAAATGGAGTAATGGCCCTGGGGTCGAGATCTTTCCAAACGGAACTAGCTCCTCCAGGGTCATTTCTATGAATACGGCCATCTGAACTGCTCGAACAGCTCGATGTTCATTACTTCATATTCTGAGTTCCGCCGGCTGCGCGGCTGCTCCAATTTCTCTTGAATTGGCTCGATTGCATTTGATGTTTCTAACCAGAATGCAGCATTGCTTTTCTTGGCCGGGTGATAGTTTTTTGATTGGTCCCTGATTTTCGACATCTCCTTATCGAGCATATTCTTAATATCTTTATCGAGCCCGCGGGGGCTTTCGAAGTAAGACAGCTCGTCGAGAAACTCTTCTTTAAATTTATTTGATTTTTTGAATGTCCGGATCTGGCCCCTAGATGTAAAAATAACGATTTCTAGGATAAGTGTTAATAAAGAACCGATTACCAGAAGAGCTGCAGCTTTAAACATTTTTCTTACCTTTATTTGATTTTTTTAGTTTCCGCCGGCAATACCGGAAGACCCTTACTGGGGAGGTGATAAATTTTCCAATTAAAAACGATTTTGAATTTTTAATGCTTTCCATCTCGTCAAGAACCTGGTCTCGTATTCTTTCTGCTTTCAGCCGCTGATAGTTTGCTTCAGCTAGCTCAGCGCGCAGACCATAATTCTTATCCCGGACATGCATCATCTCTTCCATGGTGGGGACTAGTGGATCGAATACTTTATCTGTCATTTTATTCTTCATTTTTAAATAAAGATGTAACCCGCCCCACAGTAACGTTTGCCAAGGCAGCGGTGAAGATCACAAAACATGAACCTTTTACTGCATCCCAGTATTCGACATCGAACGAACGCATCCGGCCGGTGAACTGATTTTCTGAATAAAGAGCAAAAATATCGACCGCGGCCCAGACTATTGTTCCGAATAAAAATGAAGAAACTGCTAAAACGAGAACAGCTTGAGCTGCGCTTTTAATATATGTGTTTTTTTTCATGATTTTCCTTTGTTAGTTTTACTCGAGTATGAATTCATATGTATTTGACCTTAGCTTAGAGATGGCAGCATGTGCACAAAATTAAGAATTATCATCCAACAATGAGCTCCATTGTTCTGGTGGGCTCATTGCCACTTCGAGCTTGAT